CCCAGGTATCGGTGGCGGTGTACCACGCGGCCACGGCCTCATCATGGGCGCGGGTCAGGGCGTCGAGGTGGTCCTGGTCTGGCAGCGGCGGCATCGGGTAGGCCTCCCAGGCGGCGACCTTGGCGGCAGCGCGGTCATGAGTCTCCCACTCGGCGAGGGCGGCCTTGACGACGGTGTAGCGGGCGCGCAGGGTCGGCAGGAGGTCGGGATCGGGGGCGGCGGGGACCTCGGCGGACTCCCAGCGCGCGAGCCCGGCGCCGGCCCGGTCGAAGGCGGCCCAGGCTTCGGCGACGGCGGCGAGGGTCGAGGTTGGCGCGGGCCCGGGGTCGCGGGCGGGCTCGGCGCGGAGGCTCTCCTCGTGGGCCCCGATGGCGCCGCGCAGGCGCTCGGCGCTCTCGCGCTGGGCCTTGAGCAGGGGCTCAAGGTCTTTCTCGGTGCGGGGGCCCGTCCAGCCTTCGACGCCGTGGGCCTTGAGGGCCTGGGCCAGCGCGGCGGCGGGGTCACCCATGACGGGGGCGAGGGCGTCGGAGAGTTGGCGCCGCTCGGTCGGGGACCCGGTGGCGAGGCGGATGACCTCGCCGGGGTGGTAGGCGAGGCGGAGAAGCGCGGGCGGGGCGGGCGGCAGGATGCCGGCGGCGGTGAGGGCGGGCAGGATGGCCTTGGCGGTCGACAGGCGGGCGCGGCGGGGCAGCGGAGCCCCGGGGATGGCCTCGGCGGGGGTGAGGACGAGCAAGCCGGCGCTGGTCATGTGCAGCGCGCGGCCATCGCTGAGGTCGGCGCGGATCGTGTGGCCGGGCAGCAGGATGTCGGCCGGGGCGGTGCCGCTGGGGTCGCCGAGGCCCAGGGTGTGGGCCAGGGCGCGGACGAGGGTGGACTTGCCCGAGCCGCTGGTGCCGGTGATGCAGGCGGCTGGGGTGAGGGGGAGGGAGGCGGTGGCGATGGGGCCGGTGAGGGCCAGGGACAGGAGGGTGAGCATGGTGGGCCTTTGGTGGTTCAGGTGGTTGGGGTGGTGATGCGGCGGGCGAGGTCGGGCGGGACGCCGGGAAAGAGGGCGAGGGCGGCGCGCAGGGCGTCGCGGGTGGGCTTGGGGATGATGGTGATGCGGCGGTTGATGGGAGGGTGATCGTGTGGCCTGTCGAGCATGTTGATCGGGATGTCCCCGATCGTGCGGCTGTAGATGGGGCGCATCGAGGCTCCGGGTTGGCTGAGGGCCCGCCGAGGTCCCGGTCGGCGGGGGAGAGGGGCGCCGGGGCGCGCGGGGACGGGTCAGGCGGCGCGCACCCGGTCGCAGAAGTCGGTGTAGTCGAGGTCGGCGGAATCCTCGGCGGTCGCCAGCCACCGCTTGAGATCGGCGAGGTCGCCGGCGACCTCGCGCCCAAGCTCCGCTGCGTGGTAGCTGAAGGCCTCGTCGGTGATCTCAAAGCGGAGGGCGTGGGCGAAGTCAGAGGTAAGGAAGGCGTCGATGGTCATGGCGGGCTCCTACCGGGCGGGGTTCGTCGTCCGCCCTGGTGCTTCTTGATTAGCCCCTTGCCCGTGGCGCGTCAACAATGCGCGCGAAAAAAGATTAGAGGTCGGTCGCTGGGCCGGGATCGGGCAGGAGGCGGCGGATCGCCTCGACCTCGGCGTCGGAGGTGCGGCGCTCGGTGGCCAGGGCGGCGGTGCATGCGCTGCCCCAGCGGGCGCGCACGTCGGCGGGGCTGAGGGGGCCGGTGAGGTGGGAGACGACCATGACCCCGGCAGAGCGGGCGGTGAGGCGCACGATGAAGGCGGCGGGGTCGGCGCGGCTGGCGATGATCTCGGCGCGCCAGTCGGGCGGGACCCCGATCCGCTTGGGGGCGGTCGGGCGGTGCAGGGCCTCGGAGAGGGACTTGGCGAGGGCGAGGGTCATGGCTCGATCGCCTGGGCGAGGCTGTTCACGTCGATCCCGAATGGGGTCAGACGCACGCGGGGTACGCCGGGGGTGAGGGTGGCGGGCTCGGTGACGCCCAGGCGATGCAGGTCGGCGTAGGCGTCGCCGTCTTCGGGGCTGGTGATGATGATCAGATGGCCCGCGGGGTTGGCGGCGGCGATGAGGCTCATCAGGGCGCGGGCGGAGCGGCGCATGGTGAGGGCCACGGTGGCGGCTTGGGCGAGGTCGGGCAGGGTCATGGGGTCGACTCCGTGGGGGCCAGGAGGCGCGCGGCCTCTGCGGCGATGGTGCGCAGCTCGACCGCAAGGCCGGGCGGGGTTCCGGGGCCTGCGAGGCCAGCGGCGGCGAGGCGGGCGAGGACGCGGGCGGCGCTGGGGGTGGCCTCGATCTCGTTCAGGTCGCCGCAGTCGAGGCCCAGGTCGTACAGATCGAAGTCGGTGGCGTCGGCCCATGGGTGGGGCTGGCCGTCGGCTATCTCCGTCAGGCGGGCGATCAGCGCGGCGCGGCGCGGCGATCCGGTGATGTAGCCGACGGCGGCGTCCTCGTCGGCTTGGATTTCGGCGAGCGCGGCGGCCACACGGGGGTCGGCGAGGATGGCGCGCTGGGCAGCGTTCTCGGCCTCAAGGGCGGCGACGCGCGCGGCCAGGGCGGCGAGGTCGGCCGGGGCGTGGGTGATGAGGTCGGCGTCGGCTTCGCGGTAGGCGTCGGCGATGAACGCCTTGTAGTCGTCATGGCTTGGGGCTGCCGTGAGGACGGTCCTGGTCGGGGCTTCGGCGCCGTCTGGGCTGTACGTGACCATCCTGTACCACGGGCCGGGGGTGGCAGCGGCGAGGCGGGCGAGGATGTCGGGCAGGCTGGGAGGGGTCATGGGCGGGGCTCCGGGGTGGCCTTCACAGGGTAGCCCGCGGGCCCGGATAGCGCAAGCGGCATATTTGGATGGGGTGCAGGAGGGTCCAGGGGGTTCCGCGGGGCCGGGATCTGGGGGAGGGGCGTCGAGAATGTCGACCACTGAGGCAAAAGGAGGATGTAGGAGGATAGAATAGGCAACGCCAGATTCATCCTACATGAAAAAAGCCAGGATCTAAGTATAGAAACGTAAACCCAGGAGGATAAGTAGGATGAATTGGTACCCCAACGCGAGAAGAAGAGTATCTGACATGACATGTCAGGTACGTCAGGTTCGCATTCCTAGGAGCAAGTGGGCTGGAGGGGTGTTTATCCTACGCATCCTACAAACTTCGCGGTGGTGCGGGTTCTCGTCAAGTAGGATGATTTTCGCATCCTATTGCATCCCTACAAACGTCGTGCTGGTCGACGTTCTATCCTCCTACGGCGGCTCAACTCACTGCATTCTCGACGAGGCGATCCCCCTGCCGGAAGGTGCTTGCGTGGTTCCCGGGGCTCCGTCGGGCTCGGTTGCTATCTCCGCGACCCCCTGTTACCTGACATGACATGTCATGTCAGGCAGACACCGAACCCCCCACGGAGCCCCCGATGACCCGCCGCCCCCACTTGTCCCGCGACCAGCTCGACAACCTGCCCGAGCGCCCGCCCGGCATCCGTCTCTCGATGCCCGCGCCCCTCCTGAGCCTCGCCGTCGCACTCTTCCCGGCGAAGACCCCCGGGGCCTCGTGCGGGGCCGCGCTGGCCTATTGGCTGGGCTCTGGCCCGATCGGCAGGGCTACGGCCTACCCCGTGGCCGACGCCACCCTGCATGATGCCCGCATGGCCGGCGCCGTGGAGCTGCTGCGGGTCCTCGGCCGCGCCGGCGTGCCCTCCACCCGGGTCGACGTGACCACCCCGCCGGACAACTGGCGCGTTCACGCCGCGTGGGCCCTGTGGTCGGGCCTGGAGCTGCCCGACGCTACCCGGCGCCTCCTCGCCGCGGGGATCGTCTCGCACCCCCTCTACGGGGCAGCGTCGGCCCCGATCCTCGCCGCGCTGCCCTCGGTCGACCCGATGCGAAGGGAGCCCGACGTGTAGCCGCTTGCGCGGTTACGCCGCTTGCGATACGCTGTCACCATGGAACCTCGCATCGACCGCCGCCGCAAGCCGCCCGGGGAGAGCCCCCGGGTCACCGTCGCCTTTCGCGTCGATCCCGCCCTCCGGGACCGCGCCCAGGGCCTCGCCAAGGCGCGGGGCGTCCGCACCACCACGATCCTCTGCGAGGCCCTCGCCCGCGGGCTGGCCCAGGAGCCATGATGCGCCCAACCGCCCTCGCCATCCTGCTCGCCTGCGGTGGGCCCGCCGAAGACACTGGGTCGGCCCCGCGTCCTGCGATGTCGCGCGAGGTCTTCGTGCGCCACTTCGGGCCCGCGTGGTGCGCCGCGATGGCCGGGTGTCTGCCCGACCTCGACGCCGCGGCGGCGTGCGCCAACGATCGGTCTGCGGCCGTCGACGAATTCTGCACCGACTATGACCCCGCGGCCGGGGCATCGTGCATCGAGGCGCTCGAAGACCTCGGCGCCGACGCGCTGTGCAGCGAGGTCTACCCGGAGTCAGTCGCCGAAGCCTGCGGCGATGCGTGTGGGTGGTAGTCGTGTCCGAAGGTACCCGAAAATTGCACGATAGACAAATACTCGCCGCGGAGTATATCGGTTCGGGTAAGTCATACGGCGTCACTGCAAAAAAGGTTGGAGTGGCAAAAAAAACGATTCTCGAATGGACGAAGCACCCGGAGTTTCAGGGGATCGTCAAGTATCGGCGCCAGTGCGCGCTCGAAGAGGCCCGCGGCCTGATTGAGGCATCCGCCCCGATGGCGGTGAAGGCCCTTCGGGACATCGTCGAAGGCAAAACCATGGAAGGCTCCAAGGTCGAAAACCGCGACCGCATTAAAGCCGCCGCCGCCCTCCTCGATCGCTCTCCGGGGCTGGGCCCATCATCCTCGGTCGCCGTCTCGGCCACCGTCGCGTCGACCGTGATGGAGTTGGGGACTGACGACCTCCTCGAAGCCATGCGCCGTACCCTCCTCGCCGAAGGCGCCACCGAAGCCGCCGCCGCCGCCAAGGTGGAGGCCCTCCGCGCCAGGGTCGCCGCGTCACCGTGACCGCCTCGCTCGACATCGAGCGGGAGCTATACCGGCGCCGCGGCCTTCTGCACCCGGCCGACATCGCCGCCGAGATCGACCGCCGCGCCAAGGTCGCCGCCCACGCCCGCGCCGTCACCGCCGCCCGTGGCGACCTCCTGGCCTTCGTGCGCCTCGCCCACCCAAACTACGAGGCGGGCTGGTTCCACTCCGAGGTCTGCGCCGCCCTTGAGCGCTTCTCCGCTGCCGTCGCCGCCCGCCAGTCCCCGCGGCTGATGCTCTTCGCCCCGCCTCGACACGGGAAAACGGCCATCGTCTCGCAGCGCTGGCCCGTCTGGCACCTCGGCCGAAACCCAGGGCACGAGATCGTCTGCGCCAGCTACGGCCAAGAGCTGGCCGACGACAACAGCCGCGCCGCCCGGTCAGTCGCCCGCGATCAGTCGACGATGGAGGTATTCCCCTCCCTGGGCTCCCCGCGCGTCGTCAAGTCAAAGGCCCTCGCCCCCACCGACCTCGATCAGGTCGCCCACTGGCGCGTCGGGAACGGCGGCAGCTACAAGGCTGTCGGTGTCGGCGGCCCCCTCACCGGCCGCGGCGCGCACATCCTGATCATCGACGACCCGGTGAAGGATCAGGCCTCGGCCGACTCGCCGGCCGTGCGCAAAGCCTGCGTCGACTGGTACAAGTCCACCGCCCGCACGCGCCTCGCCCCAGGAGGCGGGGTGCTCCTGATGATGACCCGCTGGCACGCCGAAGACCTCGCGGGCGTGATCCTCGCTGAGGCCGCCGCAGACCCCAACGCCGATCAGTGGCAGGTCGCCCGCTACCGCGCCATCGCCGACGAAGACGAGGCCCATCGCGCCACAGGCGAGGCCCTGCACCCCGCGCGCTACCCCGTCCCCGAGCTGCTCAAGATCCGGGCGACCCTGGGCCCGCGGATCTGGCGGTCGCTCTATGACCAAAACCCAGTCCCCGACTCGGGGAACATGATCCGCGCTGAGTGGTTCGCGACCCGCTACACCTGCCGCCCCGAAGACCTCGCCGCCACCGCTGATAGCGTGTGGGTGACCTCCGACGCCGCCAAAAAGCCAGACGGCTCCTCAGACTTCCACGCCATCCAAGTCTGGGCGCGCAAGGGCGCAAAGCGCACGCTCCTTGATCGCCGCACCGAGCGAATGGGCTACCCAGGCTTCGAGGCGGCCCTGGACGGCATGATCTACAAATGGCTCCCCCACCTCCGCCGCACCGCTGGCGCCGCGCTGGTGGAGGACACAGCCAACGGAACCACCTACATTCAGTGCCGCGCGCACCTGTCACCGGTGCCGATCATCGCCTTTCACCCGTCGTCAGACACCCCGGGTCAGGACAAGAGCAAGCAAGCCCGCGCCGTCTACGTCCAGCGGGCCGCCGAAGCCGGGCAGATCGAGTTACCCGCCGCCTCCGTCTGCCCCTGGGTTGAGGATTACGTCTGCACCCTGACGGCCTTCCCGCTCGGCGCCCACGATGACGACATGGACGCGACCTCGCAACTACTGATGCGCTGGGCCCTCGAAGACACCCAGCCGACCCTCGCCGCATCGAACGCGGGCCTGTCGACGTGGTTCGGGGTATAGTCCACCCATGAGCACCGACGCCGCGCCCGAAGCCACCGCCCCCGACCACCTCGACGCCGCCGGCGCCTACTCGGCCGCCGCGCTGGTCAACACGCTGTCCGGCATTGGCGGCGCTCGGGACAGCGGGCAGGCGGCCCGGCCGAACGTCCAGCGGGAACTCCTCAGTGACTTCGAGTTGGAGGCCCTCTACCGTGACACGGTCTATGGGCGCCTCTGCGAACTGATGCCCGACTACGCCACCCAGCGCGGCTGGACCGTGTCCGATGCCACCCCCATGGTGGACCCCCTCGAAGAGCGGATGCGGGCGCTCCACGTCGCCACCACCCTCGGCCGCGCTGACGCCCTGGCCCGGGCCTACGGTCGCGCCGCGGTCTGGGTCGTGGTCGACGACGCCGCCCCCACGATCTCCGACCCTCTCGATCCCACCACGATTATCAGGGTCCACGCCATCCACGCGCTGTCCTGGCGCGACTTCTCGCCGATCGCCTGGGAGACTGACGTGCGCTCGCCCATGATGGGCAAGCCGCGCCTCTACTCCGTCACCCCGGCCAACACGGGCCGCACCCACACCGTCCACGCCACCCGGCTCCACGTCCTCCTCGGCGACCCGCTGACCCCTGCCTTCGCGTCCGACGTGCGCATGGGCGCCCCGCTGGCGTGGCGCTGGTGGGACGCGATTCGCGACCTGTGCAGCACGTCTGCCGCCGCCGCCCGCGCCGCCCAGGAGCTTTCGGTGGGGATCTTCCGCCTCGCCAACCTCGCTGGGCAGGCGACAGGGGATCAGGCTGGCGCCTTCGCCGTGCGCATGGGCCTCCTCAACATGGGGAAGTCAGTCGCAAACTCTATCGTGATTCAACAAAACGAGGAGTACCGCCGGGAAAACATCCCCGCGTCTGGCTTCGATGGCCTCTCCGCGTCCGCCCGAACCGCCCTGTCGCTGGTCACAGGCTACCCGGAGCAGCTCCTCTACGGCACCGCGCCCGGCGGCCTCAACTCGGATGGGGATTCATGGTGGCGATCTTGGACAAACGTAGTCGCCGCCTACCAGACCCGCCGCTACTTCGAGCCCGTCCACTGGCTCTGTCGCTGCCTGTACGCTGAGGCCGGCGGCGAGCCTGAGAAATGGCGACTGGAGTTCAATCCCCTCGGCGCCCTCGACGACAAGGCCCGCGCCGAGATCCGCTCCCTGGTGGTGGCCGCCGACGCCACCGAGATCGCCAACAGCGTGCTGACCCCCGACGATGTCCGTGAGCGGTACGCGACAGGGCGCTACGAGAGCGAGTTGCAACCCCGGCGCCCCGTCGCCCAGGAGCCCTCCGACGCCCTGACCCCCGAGCAACTCGCCGCCGCCCGCGCCCGGCTCAGCGCCGCCCTGTCGCGCGCCGACGCGGACACCTACCGTCCACCCGCCGGGGCCGCGGGCAACGCCCGGAAGGTCCTCCAGTGGCGCGAAGAGCACCCGAGCGAGATCCGCGGGATGACGGCGACCGGCTGGGCACGCGCCCGCCAACTCGCCAGCGGCGACCCGATCAGCGCCCAGGACGTGATCGAGATGCGCGCGTGGTTCGCGCGCCACGGCGCCCAGACCGCTACCCGGGCCGTCGATCCTCAGTACGAGGGCGAGCCCTGGCGCGACGCCGGCTATGTGTCCTGGCTCGGCTGGGGCGGCGACACGGCCCGCGCCTGGGTCAACGGCCTCGCCGCCCGCGCTGACGCCGCGGATGCGCTCTGCCTCCTCGCCCCCCTGTCGCCAACCGGCCGCGCCATCCACGCCGACATGCTGGCCCGGGTGCGTGAGATCGTGCCCGACATCGAGGTGGAGGCCGAGCCCCACCTGACGCTGTTGTACCTCGGTGAGCAGTCCGACCCAGTCGCCGCGGTCGACTCCTACGACCGGGCCCGCGCCATCCTCTCCGACGCCCGGCCCGCGACCCTACAGGGTGGCAGGATTGCCCTGTTTGAGCCCGCGCAAGGCAAGCCGACCCCGATCGTCATCGAGTACACCTCCTCGGCCCTCGGCGCGCTGTCCGGCCGCCTGACCCGGGCCCTCGCCCAGCACGTCACGGCGCCCCAGCACGACCGCTACCGCCCGCACACGACCCTCGGGTACGCCGACCGCCTGACCCCCGAGCAGGTCGACGCCCTGGAGGCCATCGCAGCCCCGGGCCGGCACACGATCGACGCCGCCACCCTTCGCCTCGGCGCCCGTGACATCGGCCGCGCGATGCCGCTGGGGGGCTGATGGCGCTGCCGCCGCGCCGGATCATCGTCGGGCCTGCGGGCGCCCTTCGCCTCGACGCCGGCCGCCTCCCTGCGCCCGCCGCGCGCCGCCCTCGCTTCCCCGCCACGATCGAGCGGCGCTACACGGCCACCCTCCTCGCCCGCGTGGCGCTGATGCAGCGCCTCCTCGTGGAGCAGCTCCAGATCGGCGGCGCGCTGGCCGCTACCTGGGATCGCGTGGTGGCCCGCGTCGATCACGCTGACGACATCGTCACCGACATCCTCCAGATCGTCGAGACGGTGCGCCGCGTGGCCGGCGAGGTCCTGCCCCTGTCGCCTGAAGAACTGGAGGCCGTCGCCGCCGACGTGGACACCTTCGCCACCGGGCAGCAGGCCGAGATCTTCCGCCGCCTCGCCGCCGTCGACGTGTTCAGCGCCGAGCCCCTGCGCAACCTGTACGGGTCATTCGTCGCCGAGAACGTCGATCTGATCACGTCCATCGGCGATCGGTACTTCGCCGAGATCCGCCAGACAGTGACAGACGCCGTCCGCACGGGCCGGCGGTCTGCCGACCTCGCCGCAGACATCGAGGCCCGCTACGGTGTCTCGCAGTCGCGCGCGAAACTGATCGCCCGTGACCAGATCGCCAAGTTGAACGGGCAGATCACAGAGGAGCGCCAGACCTCGGTGGGCGTGACCCGCTACATGTGGTCGGCCTCCGGCGATGAGCGGGTGCGCCAGACCCACCGGGCCAACGATGGCAAGGTGTTCGACTGGCGGGAGCCGCCCGCGACCGGCCACCCGGGGCAGGATTACCAGTGCCGATGCGTCGCCATCCCGATCTTCGACGACGCCGACGAGGCCCAGGTGCTGGCGGAGCAAGCCTCTCGCATGGCCGCGGAATCCGCGCGCCTGTCCGCTTGACGTGCGCGCTGCCGTGTGCTACCGCTAATCCAATGGCAACCCCGACCGCCATCACCCGACGCATCGACCGCGCAGGCGCCCCCCTGCGGCGGGCCCACGTCCGCGAGTCCGACGGCGCGCACCTCTACGAGGGGATCGCCAGCCGTGAGGGCGTGCTGGTCTACCAGACCCCCAACGGCCCGCGCCGCGAACTGGTGACCCTGGACGCGCTCAAGTCGATGGCCGGGTCGCTGCCCCGCGCCACCCTGACCCTGACGCACCCCTCCTCGTTTGTGTCGCCCGACAACGTCGGCAAGCACGGTGTCGGCGACGTCGACGGTGAGATGGTGATCGAAGAGGAGGACACGCAAGGCGCCTTCGCTCGGGTTCGCGTGGCCGTGCGCCGCCGCGACGCGATCGACTCGATCGCCCGGGGCACGCATGAACTCTCGGTGGGCTACGACGCCACCCTCGACGAGACGCCCGGGACACACCCCGTCTTCGGCCCCTACGACGCGCGCCAGATCGGCCGCGTGGTGAACCACCTCGCCGTGGTCGACCGGGGCCGCGCTGGCGCCTCAGTCGCCCTGCGCACTGACGCCCTCGAATCCTCTCCCCCTACCCCCCAAGCAGGAGGGTCGATGACCCCCGAACAGATCCAGGCGCTGGCCACGGCCCTCGCCCCGATGATCGCCGGCGCCGTCGCCACCGAGGTGATCAAGAAGCTGGCCGAGGCCGAGAACGCCGAAAGCGCCGCCCTCGATGCCAAGAACGCCGCGCCCGCCGCTGCCCCGGCCGCGCAGGCCGACATGGTTCCCACCGCTGAGATGAAGGCGAAGATGGACGCCAAGGACGCGGAGATCGCCGCCCTTCGCACCCGCGTCGACGCCGCCGACCTCGCCGAGGTCGATCGCCTCATCGGGCTCCACGGGATCAAGACCGACGCGAAGGACCTCACCGGCAAGCGGGCCGCCGTCGCCTCGCACGCCGCCCGCCGCACCGTCGATGCGGCCGATCCTCTCGTCCCTGGCCTCCTCGCCGCCGCCGCGGCCACCGTGCCCAGCGCCACCGGCGACCGCTACGCCGGCAGCCCCGCGGCGCCCCGCACCGACGGCGCCGACAAGCCCCCCGCCCCCAAGTCCATCCGCGAGGCCCGTGAGGCCGCCCGCACCGGAGGTGCTCAGTGAGCAACGCTTCTTTCCACCTCGGCGTCGCCGACGTCCGCCGGGCCATCCCCGCGGGCTACATCGGCGACCTCTCCGAGATGACCCCGAACGACCGGCAGGTGTCGGTCGTGAACAGTTCGGGGCAGGTGGCGCAGGTCGTCACGATCGCGATCCCCGCCAGCCCCGACAACAGCACCACCTACACCACGACCGTCAACGGGATCGCGGCCACCTACACCACCGACGGCTCAGCCACCCAGGCTGAGTTGGGCGCCGGGCTCCAGGCCGCGATCAACGTGTCCCCGGGCATCCGTGGGCAGATGAGCGCCTCCTACGCCGGCGGCACCCTGACCCTGACGGCGACCTACCCGGGCATCACGCACACCGTGAGCACCTCGGGCGGCGTGTCCGGCGGCGCCATCGGGGCGGCCACCACTGCCACCAGCGCCGCCAGCGCGGCGGTGATCCCCTTCGGGGTTGCGGTCGTGTCGACTGGCCTCGTGTCGGGCTCCGAGCGCATCGCCGGGACCGCGCCGAAGACCACCTCGTTCACCGCGCAGGTGGTCTCCTTCGCCATCACCTACGCCAGCAGCGGCAGCTATCAGGTGACGATGAGCATCAACGGGGCGAGCTACACCACCGCCCCGGTCGCCGCGACCACCGATGACGCCACGACCGCGGCGGCCATCGCCACCGCGATCAACGCGATCATGCCGACCGAGACGATCCTGGCGAGCAACAGCACCGGGACGCTCATCCTCACCGCTGAGGTGGAGGGCGCCGAGTTCGAGGCCTTCGCCACCGTGAGCGGCGCCGCCGCGGCCCGCGCGACGAAGACCTACACCACCGGCCCCTCGATCAGCACCAGCCTCGCCCGCGCCTTCGTCGGGATCTCGGCCCGCGACAACAGCGTGGAGGCCGTCACCTTCGGGGGCGATGACCCGAGCTACCCGAACGGCGCCGCGATGACCGTCCACGCCCGGGGCTCCGTCCGCGTCTCGGATCGGGGCCTGACCATCGCCATGGGCGACCCGGTCTACGTCTCCGTGGGCTCCGCGACCCCGGGCTACCTCTACAACGCCGCCGGCACCGATCGGGTGTGGCTGCCTCCGTCCACCGCCGTCTGGCACGCCCAGACCGCCGCCGACTCGATCGCCACCGTCCGTGTGGCTGGGGTGTACTGATGCACGACGTTCTTCTCGTTGGCGCCGATCAGCGCCTCATGCCCTTCGAGGGCCTCGACATCCGCGGGATCACGGCCCTGGGTCTCGCCCAGGTTCCGGCCGCCCGTCGCGACTCCGCCGACTACGACCCGCAGGTGTCCGTTCAGGAGGTCTTTCACCGGATCTCCGGCAACACCATCGCCGAGCACGCCAAGGCGATGCGCCTCGACTCGTGGTCTGCCAGCATGGGCAACGCCCAGGCCCTGGACCTCACCGCGATCAGCAACGAGGTGCTGACCCAGCCCCTCCCCGAGTTGCAGGCCCTCGCCAACTTCTACACCGACTCGACCCTGGCCCCCGCGGGCTCCGCCTTCTACGCGATGCGACGCAAGTTCATCGCCGGCAAGGCCGAGATCCACGGCGGCGGGTCGAACGTGCCGATGGCATCCTCGGGCGAGACTGTGTCGGGGCAGCGGCCCACCCGCTACCTCGTGGCCGGCGCCAGCGTGTCGCTCTTCCAGCGCATGACCAACGGGTTCTCCGGTCGCGATACCTTCCGCGACGCGATCGACGGCGCGAACCGGGCCATCGCCGAGAAGCACGACGAACTGACCTGGAGCGGCTCCTCGACCTACGATGTCTGGGGGGTGCTTAACTACCCCTACAGCAGCGTGGCCGTGTCCGCGACCCCGATCAGTTCGGCCTCTTCGTCGGCCACGATCATCGCCGCCGTTGTGGCCATGGCGTTTTACGCCAAGGTCAACAGCAAGTCTGTCTACGTCCCCGACAGTTGCGTGATGAGCGAGAAACTCAGTTACTACCTGAGCAGCACCTACGTCTCCTCGGACAACGCGAGCAACGTCACCCTCCTTGAGTTGATCAAGAAGGCCTGCCCCCACATCAAGAAGTGGTGGACCGCGTGGCGCCTCGATGAGGCTGGCCCCAGCAGCTCGCACGGGATGCTCTTCTACCGCGACGGCCGCGAGGGCATCCGCGTGGTGACCCCGATCGAGACGGTGATGGCGCCGATTCAGACCGTGGGCTTCAATGACAACGTCTATCTGTACAAGCAGATCGGCGGCGTCTTCGAGCCGAACGCCGCGCACCAGCTCCTGGTGTGGTTCGCGATGTGATTTGACAAGGGAGGATAGACAGACGATGGCAAAGAAGATCACCAACCTGACCCAGGGCCCTCGGCAGTTCGACCTGCCGGGGGAGAAGGGTGTCGCCTTCATCACCTTCGCCGAGGGCGGCACCAGCGGCGCCACGGTGGAGGTGTCCGATGAACAGTGGGCGGCGCTCCAGAAGTCGCCGCTCCAGAAGGCCGTCCTGAGCGACCCGAACACCTTTCGGGTCTCCTGATGGCCACGGCGCTGGAGTACGTTCGCGCTCTGGCGCCTGAGTTCGCGTCTGTGTCGGATGCGACCGTTGGCGTCCTCATCGACGCCGCGGCGCTGACGCTGACCCCGTCGGCATGGGGCAACGTCTACCCGATGGCGCTGGCCCGCCTCGCCGCGCACGAGTTGACGTTGCAGGCCCGCGCCGCGTCCGGGGCAGCCGCCGCGGCCGTCGGCCCGGTGACCTCGATCTCTACCGGCGCGATGTCGGTGGGCTACGCCGCCTCGGGCGGGGCGACACAGTCGGCGGCGGATGCGCTCCTCGGGTCCACCCCCCACGGGCTCGCGTACCTGGGCCTGCGTGCCAGCCGGGCGGCCGTCGCGCCGGTCCTCCTGTCGTGAGCAAGGTGCAGCGCCGCGGGCCTGGGGTTGCGGCGCTGACGGGCTTCATGCGCCGGATCAACGGCGCCCGCGTGGTGGTGGGCATCCAGGGGAGCGAGGGCGCGTGGAAGTACCCGCCCCAGCGCCTCGGCGGCCCTGCGCGCCCGCTGTCGCTGGTTGAGGTCGCCTCGGTGCATGAGTTCGGCACGGAAGACGGCCACGTTCCGGCCCGCTCCTTCCTGCGGTTGACCCTCAAGAAGAAGTCATCGGCCTACTTGTCGGCCCTGCGGAAGGCCCTCGCCGATGGTGCAGGCGCGGTGCCGCAGGGCGAGGCGGCGGCCGTCAACGCCCTGTCCGTCGCATTCGAGCGCGTCGGCCTTCGTGTCACCCGCGACGTTCAGGCGACCATTCGGGACGGCGGCCCAGGCTGGCCTGCCCTGTCGCCGCGCACGGTGGCGGCGAAGGGTTCAACCTCGCCGCTCATCGACACGGGGCAGCTCCGCCAGTCCATCCGGCACGCCGTCCGGGGGCTGCGATGATCCTCGGCGCTGAGACCATCACGCGCACCTCCTACGCCGCCGGATCGTGGTCCTCGGCGGGGCGGTGGGTGTCAGGGGCGGGAACCGCGGCCACGATCTCCGGGTCAGTCCAGCCCGCAGGGCCGAAAGAGTTGGGCATCCTCGCCGAGGGCGACAGGAGCCGCGACCCCCGATCCGTGTGGACCTTCGCCGAGCTATCCGAAGGCTCGCAGCATAGTGGAACCTCCCCTGATCGTCTGACCATTGGCAGCGCGGTCTACGAGGTACGCTCGGCGGAGGTCTACCGGGTCGGGGCGCCGATCCCTCACTGTAAGGCCGTCTGCGTGCGCCTCGCCGAGGCCGACAGCACCACCCGCACCGACGCCGGGGAGGCCATCCTCCAGGGCGTGCGCGCTGCCCTCAAGGCTGCCGCCAGCCTCACCGACGCGCAGGTCATCGTGTACGGCGAGGACGCGATCCGTCCACCCCTGCCCTATCTGGCCGTGCGTGTCGCCGCTGACCGGCCCGTGGGCGACCCCTGGGCAATCGAGGCCCTGTCGGCCGGCCACCCCACCGAGGCGGCGAAGGGCAACCGCGAGGCCGCTGTGACCGTCCTGGGCTTCGGGCGGGGCTCCGCGGTCTGGCTTGAGACGTTCGCCATCCGCCTCGGCTTCGGCGCCGTCGCTGATGCCATCGCCGCCGCCGGCTTCGCGCTGACGCCCGAGGGCCCTACCGTGGAGACGCCGACCGTGGTAGACAGCGGACATGAGGCGCGGTTCTCTCGGGACTTCGTCGCCCAGTACGCCATCGCCTCCACCGCTGAGACGGGCACCGAGGCCACCTCCTTCCCCCTGACCATGACCTACCCGTAGGAGTCGCCCCGATGGGGAACCCGAACACCCACAACGACACGGTGGCGGTAACCGTCACCCTCGCCACGGTGACCGCGGCCAACCGCGGTTTCGACGTGGTGATGCTGATCAGCAGCGACAGCACGCTGAACAGCGCGCGGACGGTCGCCTACGCCAGCGCCGCCGAGGTCGCCACGGCTCTCGCCGCCGGCTACCTGTCCAGCGCCGCCGCCGCCGCCGCGACCCTCGCCTTTGGCCAGCCCCGGCCGCCCGCCACCTTCGTCGTGGGCCGCAAGGCCTCCGGAGAGACGTGGGCCGATGCCTACGCGCTGTGTGTGGTCTCCTACCCTGGCGCCTACGGGATCTGCATCCAGTCGCGCACCGACGCCGACATTCTCGCCGTCGCCGCGGCCATCCACACCGAGGGCGAGCGCCTGGGCTTCTTCCAGGTGAACAACTCAGACCTCTACAGTGGCGCGCTGGCATCGTCCACGCTGGCCAACCTGATCAACGCCCCCAAGCGGTGCGTGGCCTACTACCACAGCACGGACACCGAGTACCTCGACGTGGCCCATGCGGTCGACCGGCTGGCCTACAGCCTCGACGACCTGAGCCCGGGGTGGAACTCCGGGGTGGCCTCAGTCGCTGCCAACAGCGTGACCCTGACGCAGACCCAAAAGGTTCAGCTCCGCGACACGAACAGCGTCAACGTCATGCTGCCCTTCGGCACCACCACGAACCGCTGGGTCGGCAAGGGCGTCACCATCGACGGCACCCCCGTTGAGGAGGTGACGACCGGCGACTGGTTCAAGGCCCGGGCCTCCGAGCGCATCGCCGATCGGCAGGTGGCCCTCGCCGCTGAGGGAAAGAAGATCCCAGTCTCCTCCGTGGGGCAGGCGATCGTCCTCGCCGAGTTGGAGGGCCTCCTCGCCCAGGGTGTGACCGCCGGCCACTTCGTCGCCGGGCAGACCACCGTGACCGCCGAGGCCATCACCAGCGCCGACACGGCCGCCAACCGGCTCCGCTTCACCGGGTCTGCGCAGGTCGCCGTCTCGGCCCGCGTGTTCACCTTTGCCTTCACCGTTTCCGAGAGTGAGGTGGTCTGATGGCCGCGCCGCTTCGCACGCATGACCTCGCCGCCTGCACCCTCATCGTCGGCGGGCAACTTGTGACCGGCTTCGGTGAGACCGACGCCATCACGATCACCCCGATGGAGGACGCCGCCGCCCCCACCGCCGGGGCTGACGGTCAACTCACCGTCAGTCGCTCGAACAACAAGAACATGACCGTCGAGATCACGGTCATGCAGAACAGCGAAGGATACAAGGTCCTGGGCGATCTGTACACGACGCAGGCGGCCCAGTCGCCGATCCTGCGGACGCCGTTCCGGTTCGAGAACCCCCTCACCGGCGACAAGGTGCGCAGCGACTACTTCGCGTTCACTGGCCTCCCCGAGGTGAAGGTCGGGAAGACGGTCGCCGAGGTCGTCTACAAGGGTGTGCTGTCCGCGCCCGCCGTGACCCGCGGGGGTGCGCTGTGATCCTCGAACCGAGGGAGGTCACCCTCTTCGACGCGGACGGCAACCCGCACAACTACGTCATCACGGCCCACCCTTTCGCCGATGGGATGCCGATTGTGCAGGCCCTCGCCGCGGTGGTCATCCCTCCCCTGGTGGCATCGCTGCCCCCGGGCGCGCGTTTAGAGGACTTGGCGGGCGCCATCAGCCCCACCTCCCTCGCCGGCGGCATCGGGCAGGCCCTCGCCGCGGCGCCGCCCGACCTTGTGGCCCGCGTCCTGTCGCGCACCGTTCGGGATGGCGCCCGCCTCACCGGCAAGGCGCTCGACTGCTACGCCGGGAATTACGGCGAGGCGCTCCGGGCCGCATGGGAGGTCGCCCAGTTCAACGGTTTTTTCAAGGTGGCTGGTATGTCGCGCGCCGCGCAGCAGCCGCGCAAGGCGGCGGAGTAACCTACGCCGTCCGGGTGGCTACCATGGCCGCGCGGGACGGCGTCGACTGGTTCCTGTGGCGTCTGGCCACGTCAACCCGCATCCATGATGGATTGGCTGTGATCCGCTCCCACTGGACTATCGGCGAGATGACCCATGCCCACATCGCCCTCGACGCGATGGAGGACATGGAGGCCGACGCGCGACGGAGCCAGAAATGAGCGGCGGGGTGATTGAGGAACTCCTCGTAGCCCTCGGCGTCGACGCCGATACGGCCGGGGTGAGCGACTTCGCCGACGCGATCGACATGGCCTCGGCCGCGATGGAGATCGCCGCGATGGCCGCCGCGGCGCTGACCGCCGTTCTGGTTGGCGCGGTCGCCGTCACCCTCGAAGCCGCCGGCGCCGCGACCGAGGGCGCCGCCAAACTCGGGATCACGACTGAGCAGTACCAAGAGCTGGCCTACGCCGCCGCCCAGGCGGGCGTGCCGATGGAGACCCTGTCTGAGGCGATGGCCAAGCAGACGCTCCTCGCCCAGAAAGCCGCGGACGGCGACAAGGCTGCCGCCGAGGCCTTCGCCGCGCTGGGCGTCTCAGTCACCGACGCCAACGGGCAGATGAAGTCCAGCGCGCAGATCATGGCCGAGACGGCCGACGCGCTCGCAGCGATCGAGGACCCGACAAAGCGCGCAGCGGCGGCCTCTGCCATCTATGGGGAGTCGGCTGCGAAGCTCCTGCCCCTCCTGGGCGAAGGCTCCGGCGCCATGGCGTCGATGGCGGCCGAGGCCCGGGCGCTCGGGATGGTCCTGTCGGCGGAAGACGTCGCCGCCGCCGACACGCTCGGCGACTCGCTCGACAGCCTTCTGGGCGTGGTCAAAGGCCTCGCCTTCGCCGTCGGCACCACGTTGGTGCCCTACCTCCAGGATGCGGTCGACTGGGTTCTCGACTGGACCAAAGCCA